TTAATTTAGGTCTCTGAACTCCTTCGCCAAGCGAGCAAGGTAGCGCATGACCTTTTCCTCTCTGGCTCTACTGTGTGCGTCGGGATACAGGACACCCAAAAGGCAATATTTGTCTTCATCCAACTCGCCGCCCACATAGACCAGGGCCGCATCCTTATTAGGCGCACCCTTCCTACATTTGCGATCAAACTGCGGCAGGTTCGGCGGAAAGAAGTCAGGAGGTAGGCAGAGGTGTATGTGCATCAACCTTGCGTTGTAGGCCAACTGTGGCTGGGTGTACGGCACGTCGCAGCCAAAATAGCTTGGCAACACACCGTCGCCTTTGTAACGAAGGAAGTCGCCTAACAGGTCTTGCGCGAGGGTCGGAAAAAGCGTCAACGGCTTCGCGAAGAATTCGTCATACGTGGCAATGTGGAAGCCAACGGTGACGTTACCCACTTAAGCTTTCGCCAACCCAACAACTGCAGCCGTCGTATGCTCGGCAAGCATTTTCAGTCCGTCAGCGCTGGCATGGCCCGGAATGATGCTAGGAACATTCACTGCCTGCAGGATGATCATGTGCAGCATCGCAGCACTTGAGCGAAACTTCGCCATAGCTCGGCGAGCATCCATGTGCTGAGCCGCGAACTGCTCTGGAACCTCATAGCCCTTCATTATCACTTCTAGGCTACGAATTTTGTGCAGATATTCAGTAAAGTCCACAACCTGATCTGGCTGCACCCTTTCTTGAATTTCAGAGGCTGACAGACCTGCAGCCACTTTGACTGCCGAAAGAAACTCTTGCTCCTCTGCCTTGCATTTTTTGATCAGAGCGTGAATAGCTTCAGAAACAGCAACGTCCTCTTGAGACTGCTGGTGCGGGACATTTGAAAGCAGACCCTCAACAGGCGAAACCGTGCTGTAGCTGGCCATAACCCCAACCGCAGCCGCCATGATGGCGTGGTTGAGATCTTTCATTAAGCTCATTGAGCTGCTCCGATCAGGTGTATTCATGGTGACCCCGCGCTGCAAAACCGACAGCCGTGAATCCGAACGGCGCTATAGCATTCGCTACCGTTGACCCATTTTTGATCAAATTCGTTCGTTTCGTCAATGAAACATGGCATTCAACCATCATCGAAACGGACAGAAACCTCGGCCAAATGTCCGTTTTGCAATTGATTGCAAAATCGCCCGGCGACCACACCCTAGCAATTTTCGCGAAATTCGTTGAAGCTCCGGCCCTCAAAATCATGGAGGGATTATGGAGTTCCTGTCATCGCCAAGCGCCTTCTGGGCCTGGCTAGTAGGCATCGGGGCGGCGGAGGTCGCAAAGGTATTTCTGTATGTGCTCGCATATGGAGCGCTGCGCAATTGGCGAGTCATCCGCCAAAAAGTTGCTACCTACCTTCAGAAGTGGCGCCAGCGGTCATCAGCAAATGCAAAGGCTGCCGCGCCGACCAAGAAAACCCTGACAGCCGCTCAGCGCCTCAAGCGGCGGGATGAACGTGGCCCGATCCGACGTGCACTCCGTCGATACAAGCTTCGCGATTGCGGATGGATACGACGGTATCGCTTTGATGAAACCTGGATAAACCGCGAGGCCAACCGTGGTCACACGTGCTTCCTGATCATGCTGATGTGGTTCGGCTTCTGGGTTACGGCCATCGGCCTGAAGGAGGTGTTTCTTCTCAAAGAAGGGCCTCTAGCTTCAGCACCGAGCACTGCATTCATGGCTGCAATGCCCATGTATCTGTTCGAGCTCGCGTGGCTGCGATTCTCCGGACGAGCCGGACGGCTGATCACCTATCGAAACAAGGTGCGGATCTGGCGGTGGTGGCACTGACTTCTTTCACCAACCCCTGAACGCGTTGATGAAGTCAGCCACAAAACTGAGGCTGAAACAGAAAGCCACGAAGATCACCGCCCAGAGCATTTTCTTGAGCGGCTTCGATTGCTCAATGACTTTGAGGCACATAGGGATTGTCCTATAATCCAAACACGTTCTCCTCATGCTTGCTCATGGGGTTGAATAAAAAACCCCCGAAGGTGCCAGCCTGTCGGGGGTTTTGCTTTTTGGGCTGGCTGAAATCATTCAGCCAGAGATCGCGGGGCGATTCACTTCAACTCGTGCGCTTTACTCAACGCGCGGTCGAGGGCCTACCAGTGAGGGGTTTTGTTTTCCTCCTGTAGATAGGTCAATTGCTCTCTCCACGATATGTGACTTTAAACGCGAGCTGCTTTGCTCACGCCGCCTCGTCGGTGTTCTGCACTTCCATTTCCCAGATCGCGGCCTCGCCGGCGTCGAAGATGTTCGGATCGGCCAGCAGGCGGATGGACACGGGAATCACGCCGAACTCGGCGGCCTGGTTCAGGGGCATGCCGCCGTTGAGGCTGATGCGCGCGTAGAAGCAGGTGATGCGGCGTTTCTCGCCGTCGCCGGCTTCGTTGATCTGCTCGAACATCACGCGGAAGAACTTGCGGCCCTGGGTGAACGGCTTGATCACGTCCACGGTCGGGTAGCTGTAGTTCACCTCGATCGGCAGGCGCTTGAGGCCGCCGTCCGCCGGGGCGACGGTGGCGTTGATGGCGTCGGCCAGGGCGCCGCCGATCAACACGCGGATACCGCCCGGGGTGACGGAGTAGTCCACGCCGCGCACATACGGCGTCCCGCCGCCGACGGGCGTCACACTGGTGACCACCAGCGGGATGTTGGCCAGGCGGATGGTGCGGTCGACGTAGGCGTCGTGCTGCTCTTCTTCAGCGGTGCCAGCCGGCACGCGCTCGACGGAGCCGTACAGGGCCACGGCGGCTGCGGCCGGGCTGAAGCTCACGGCCTCGCCGGTGATGTTGATCGCGGTCACGGAGTTGACGCCGTCCAGCTCGGGCAGGCCGATACGGGTCGGGTCCTGGATGACGATTTCGGTCTGCTCAGGCTCGGCGGTCACGTTCTGCAGCTTGAACAGCTCTTCGAACACGAACGACGGGTACGGCGCGACGCCGCATGGGCCGCGGAAAAGTTGGGTGTAAAGCATGCTGGCGGCTCCTTACTGGGCGGCTTCTGCCGAGGCCTTGGCTTTGGTGGTCTTGGTAGTAGTGGGGGTTTCTGGCTTGGTGCCGCCCTCCTCGATTCGCCGGGCGCCGTCGGCGTCAGTGGTCTCGAACTGTTTACCGGGCGGCACCAGGCGGCCCTCGACGTACTGGGGCGTGATCGCCTTCAGTTTCATGTGCTTCTCCTGGCCTGGGGCCGTCAGTTGTAGGTCTGCGCGTACTGCACGCCGACGGTGATGGTGATGCTGTGGGTGGTTTCGCCGTTGCTGGCCCAGCGCGGAATGGCTTCGTCTTCGCCTTCCAAGAGGCCCGGGAACTTGCGGTCGGGCTGGTCTTGGCCGATGCCCAGGCAACGCAGGATGTCGACGTGCACGGCGTCGAGCTCTTCCTCGTCGCAGGCCTTGCTGAAGAACACCTCGATCTCGAAGCTGCGCGCGCGCAGCGCCTGGGTCACTGCCAGGTCGGTGCGTACGTCGCTGGCCCAGCGCACCAGGGCGTAGGGCAGCGGCGGTTTTTCGCTGGGCTTGTCTTGGGGGCCGTACACGGCCTTGAGGTCGGTGTGATAGCCGTTGGCCGGGCGTATCAGCTCGAGCTGATCGCGCAGCGCCTTGGTAACCTGGGCGGCCTTGTTCATGAGCCAGTGCCTCCGCCGTATCGGGCGATCTCTCGCCGCACGCGGCGTTCGAATTCTTGCCGCAGGAAGGTGTTCGTCCAGCGGATGGTTTCAGCGCCCGTCAGCTGCTGGAACCAGTAGGCCATTGAAGGGCCCATGGCGGTCTGCAGCTTGAGGTTGCGCCGGTAGTTCTTATTGGCGGTGCGCTTGTCACCGCGCGTGGCCAGGGGCTTCTGCCCGACGCTGGCCGGGTTGACGAAGCCGGCGGCGAGCTTCTTCCCGCGCAGGCCCATCACGTACACCCGGGCACGAGTCGGGCTTACCCACTCGAAGAGCCAGCGCCGGTAATCATCGACCCGCACGCCGGAGCTGGACGGGATGATGCGGCTGTTCATCCGCCCCTTGCGGGCGCGCTTGATGGTCAGTTTGCCGCGCACATCCGAACCGCCCAGGCGGGCGCCGAGAATGGATGACTTGAACACGCCGCCCATGCGCTTCACGTAGCGCTCGGTGCGCGTCTTCGTGGCCGTGGTGTTCAGTGCACCGCGCAGCACCGGGTCGATGCTGCGGTTGATCTGGGCCAGCCTGGCCCGGGCAAGCTCCTTGCCGACGAGCCGAACGCCCATATCCATCAGAGCGGCTCCAGCCAGATGTTGCGGACGATGCCGTCGTCCATGTCGTTGGGCAGCGCGGTAACCAGGTAGGTGACGCCGCGGGCGGTAAGCCTGTCGTCGGTGTGCACCCTGCCCGCCTCGATCAGCGCCACTTCGGCGCGGGTGCGGTAGTCGATCACCTGCCCGTTCTCGTCACGCCAGGGGCTTTGCATGTCGAGGAAAACCCGAACGCAGCGTGGTGGTCGACCGTCCCGCACCAGCTGGGCTGGCTCACCGATGAACTCGGTGGCGGTGATGGCCAGCTCGGCGCGGTCGCCGCGGTAGTCGCGGGCGCTGTCGATGTGGAACAGGCGGTGCTCGGTTCGCAGGTATCGGCCCTGGCGCAGGCGCTCATCCCACCAGGCGCGAATGGCGACCTTGGCGGGGTTGCGCAGGCCGGTGGGGTACGGCGGCTCGGCGCTTTCCTTGGTATCGATGCCGCACCACATCCAGTCGAGCTCACAGGCCTGGATGTCGGCGTTAAGCTCCAGCAGCGTGGCCGGTGTGTTGAGGCGCCCTGCTCTCATATGCCCAGCCCCACTCGGTAAAAGTGCAGCATGTTCTCGGCCTTGGGGATGGACGTGTAGCTGGTGCCCACCACGGACTGTTCGCGGTTGGTGTACAGCTCGGCGGCGATGATGAGGATGCCCAGGCGGACACTGTTGGGAACGTCCACGGGCTCGCCGGCTTCGTCCGCCCAGGGGATCGGGCGGTTGATGAACTGGCTGGCGTTATCGATGGCCGCGTCCAGTTTCATCTGCAAATCGGCATCCTCATGCCCGTGCCGGATCCGCAGGTGGGTTTTGAGGTCCGCGAGGGTCGGCATGGGCATGGGATGGTTCCTTACTCGGTGCTGTCGGTTTTGGCCTTGGCAGGCTGCTCGTCAGTGGCCAGGCCACGGGCGATCAGTGCATCGGCGTGGCGCTTGGGCACGCTGTAGCTTTTGCCGCCCCGGCGCTTGATCTCGCCGGCGTCCTGGTAGGAGCGCAGCGGCCAGACTTCGATGGTTTGCGGGTTGGCGTTGGCCTTGCCTGCTGCGCCTGTATCGGCTTGCTCAGCGGTGCCAGCGTTCTTTTTGCCCTGCTTGCCGGCAGCCTTGCCGACAGCCGGCTTGGCCGGAGCTGCAGCTGCGGCTGGGGCGGTGGCTGGGGGGGTGGCTTGGCCAGTGGCTGCAGGCGCTGCGCCATTGGCGCCATCACCAGCGCCGGCGGCGGCCTGGGTGTTGCTGTTCTCGGTACCTTCCACGGGAATGCCCTCGTGTTCGGCGCCCGACTCGGGCGCCTTGGGTTATCGACGGGGTGAGGATCAGCCGCCGGCGGCGCCGGTCAGCGGGCCGGTGACGAAGGCTTCGTCGCGGTACACGGCGAAGGCCAGGCGCTCTTCGGCGCGGATGGTCACCATGTTGTTCTCGAAGTCCTTGTCGTTCTCGGTGGAGACCAGGATCTCAATATCCATGCGGTCGAAGATCTGCGCACCGAGGCGGAACGCACCGGTGAGGAACTCGTCTTGCTGCATGGCTTGTGTGGAAACCACAGGGCGGTTCCACAGGCGTGCCGCGGTGCCTTCCTGCGGCTGGCCGACGATGTAACGGCCTTCGCCATCCTTGGTCAGCTCGATGGCGGCCCAGTCGATCGGGTTGAGCACGATGCCGTCCGCCGGGAACTCGGACAGCTCAGCCTGCAGCAACGCCAGGCGCAGGCGATCGATGCGCTGCTCGCCGGTGACGTCAATGCCACCCGGCGCGGCGTAAGCCTGGGCCAGGGTCATCAGGCCCTGCAGGTTGGCACCGGTGCCGTTACCGTAGAGGAGCTGGGATTCTTCCACCATCAGCAGGCCGTAACGAGCGCGGGCATCGATGTAGCTCTGCAGCGCGGCGGCATCGTCGAGGATCTGGCGGCTTGCTTTGAACAGGTGAGCCAGCGTGCGGACCGGCGCATTCTCCAGCGCGAAGGTGATGTCCGAGTACGGCTTGGCGCCGCCCTCGGCTACCGCTGCCGCATTGTTGATGAAGCCGGTTTCACGCACATACTCAATGGAGTTGCTGGTGGTGGTGCCCGGGGCGATCAAGTCACGGATGGTCAGGCGCCGCTCCGGCGGCATGATGATTTCCTGGCGGCGATCAGCCGGCACCAGGGAGCCGCCAGAGCTGCCAACCGAGGTGATCGCCGCACGCGGCACCGAGACGCGGCGCGAGCCACGGAACGACGAGTTAACGCCTTGCATCGCTTCGGCGCTGGTGACCAGCTCGCCGGCGGACTGCTGACGCTCGCCCTGGCCGCGATCGCTGTTGGCATTCACCAGCTTCTGCTCGGCCTCCAGCAGGCGGGCCTGCAGCTCGCCCTGTTTGCACAGCATCTCGTCGACCTTGGCGCGGGTTTCGGCCAGCATCTCGCCGCTCTTGGCGATTTCCTTCTGGCTGTTTTCGGCCTGGGCTTTGATCTGATCGCCGATCTGCTTCAGGCTGGCGCTCAGCTCGTTGTATTGCTTTTCGAAGTCGCTCATCGCGATTCTCCTTTGAGGGAATTGAGGATTGCGGACGCCTCTGACAGGGAGGCGGAAAGGTCAGGGGCGACAGCGCTTCGCTTATCGGTCGAGACAGCGCGCAGCGTGTCCCCGCCGGCAGCGCGAGGCGTGCCGGACTTGATATTGGCGAACAGTTCGCGGCGCTCGGAGCGCGGCATCCCCGTTTTGGCCAGGGCGATGTCCATGGCCTTGAGGGCATTGTTCTGCTGGGTTTCGGTGGTGGTGCGCTCGGTCACCTCGTCGGCGGCCAGCAAGCCCGTGGCCAGGCCCAGCTCGACGGCTCGCTTGCCGCGGATGAACGTTTCGTCGTCCATCATCTCGGCCATGCTCTCGACGGTCTGGCCGCTGGTTTCGGCGTAGAGGTCGGCCATGGCGGCGTCGAACTCCTGCATGTCGTCGGCAACGTCGCGCAGGTAGTGGCGGTTGCCCGCGAGGATGGTCCAGCAATTGTGGATCATCAGGAACGCGCTGCTGGCCACCTGGCGCTCTTCGCCGGCCAGGTAGATCACCGAGGCGGCACTGGCGGCCATGCCGAGCACCTTGGTGCTGACCTTGTGGCTGTGCTCGCGCAGGCGGTTGTAGATGGCGATGCCTTCGAACATGTCGCCGCCCGGCGAGTTGATGTAGACGGTCACATCCCGCTCGCCGATGGCTCGCAGCGCGGCGTCGATGCGCTTGAGCGTCACGCCTTCGCCGTACCAGTCTTCACCGATCACGCCGTAGATGGTGATGGTGTCGGAGGTGCTTTCCACCGCCGCCTGGATCGCGGGGTTCCATTTCTCGAGCGCGCGCGGGCTCAGCTCGCTGCGCAGGCCGCGAGACTGGATCTTCAGCTTCATGGGTTATTCCTTTGGCGGTTCGGCGTTGAGCCAGTTCTGCAGGGCGGCGCGGGCGGCCTGGCCGTCGCTGGTCTGCCCCAGGGCGTCGAGTGGTGCGAGGTTGGTTTGGGAGGTTAGTACATCTGCGTTACCGCCGCGGCGCGGCAGGTTCTCGCGGACACGGCAATCGTCACGGGTGTAGATGCCGTTCTGTACCATGGTCGAGTAAAACGAAGCGCGGGCCGCGCTATCGGCCCGCAGAAGGCCTTCCAGGGCAAACTCGGCGTAATGCGTCAATCGCTCTTCAGGTCGCAGCAGTTGCTTGAGCACTGCCTTCTCGATACGGCGCAGCCAGGTGCTGAGCGAGAACGTCAGGAAGCCGATCACTTGCTGCTCAAGGCCGGAGCCCCAACTGGTGTTTTTCTCGGTGTGGCCCACCATCCAGGGCGGCACCCGGAAGAATCGGCACACTTCCTCGACGCTCCAGCCGCGTGTTTCAAGCAGCTGGGCGTCGGCAGGGTTGATGCCGATCGCCTCCGGCGTGATGCCATCTTCCAGAACCGGCGACTCGCCGGCGTGCATCGCGCCGCTGACGGTTTTCACGTACTTGCGGAAATCCTCGCGCTGCTCTGGCTTGAGAACACGATTCACCTTGAATGCCACGGTCGGCATCATGCCGTTCTTGAAGGTGGCATTTGCTGCGTCGTCAGCGCTCATCGCGCCACCGATGATGTCGGCGCCGTAGCTGATCGGCGACAGGCCAATACGACCATCGAGCGAGAACGCCGGGATATGCAGCACTTCGCTGGCGTCGAGCTCACGCTCACCATCGTCGAAACGGTAGTAGTAGCGGATTCGACCGTCTTTGCAGACCAGGCGCATTCGGTGCGGCAGCAGGAAGGTCAACGCAATGATGCGGTTTCCGGCGCGATGAATCTGGGCGAAGGCGTTACCGCGCAGCAACATGGCCGCCAGCATTGCCTCCCAGAACTGGACCGGGCTCATGTGTTCGTTGGGCGAAATCGCCAGCACCGAGTACAGCGGGTGGCTGGTGTCTATCTGTCGGCTTCCATCCGGAAGGCGCCGGTAAAGACCGAGCGGCAGCGTGGCGATCGTCTCAGCGATCAACCGAATACAGGCCCATACAGCTGAAACGCGCATGGCACGGTCTACACTTACAGTACGACCGGAGCTGGCCTGCGCGCCGTTGAACGCGCCCCAGAAGCCACCATCGGTGAGCCGGATGGTTTTGCCGAGCCAGTCGCTGAGCCCGGCCGATGGCTTGGTTGCGGAGCTAGCTAGCGCCTGCAGCAGGCTTTTACTCATCGCTCAGCCCTCTGCGGATGAACCACGCGATGCTGAACATCGACGCAGCACCAGCAATCAGCGCCCAGCCGGTGCCCGCCAATAGCCAAACGCCCGCACACAACAAGCCGAAACCGGCGGCGCTGACCAGCAGGAAGACAATGAAGGCGTTCATGCGATGATGGGTTTCCGTATGGCGTCGAACCAGTCGTCGTCGCTGTTATCGGTGGTGGCCTGGGCCATGACGCGCCCTACTGCCATGATCAGCGCCACGGCGCCGTCGATCTTGTTGTCGTTGCCCTGCTTGATCGGCCGCACGACGTCGTCGTTGCCGGGCAGGTTCTTGCCGATCACGTTGCCCATGCACCAGGTCATGATGGGGTTTCCGTCATGGTGGAAGCGGCCACTCAGAATGGCGGCCTCCAGCTCCTTCATGGGCGTGGACATGTTGGTGTAGTTCTGGGTGATGACGACGGGTGTCAGCCCTTCGTCCTCGAGCTCATGCGACAGGCCCGTGGCGCCGTGGGGGTCGATGGGGCATTCCTTCACTGCGCTCAGGCGGCCTGCGTCCTTGGCCTCTTCAAGAATCTCGCGGTAGTCCACCTCGGCGCCGGCCGTCTCGATCAGGTCACCGGTGTTGACCCAGGCCTGGTAGCGCTCGGACATGCGCTGGTTTTCCACGCTGCGCACGGTGTCTTCCGGTACCCAGAAGCGCGGCGCCACGCAGTAGTAGTGGATTCGGTCATCGATCACGCGCCAGAACAGGCGCGCCATGCTGTTCATGTCGAGCTTGCGGGCAAGGTCGAAGCCCAGCACGCAGTCCTGACCCTCGAACTGCTCCAGGGTCAGGCTGGCATCGGCGCTGTTGCGCCAGGCTTCCATGTTGTAGAAGCCGGCCTTTGCCGACACCCAGATGTTGAGGTGCTTGGTCTTGAAGGTGTTGGTGAACCGCGCGGTGCGGATGGCCCGCTGCTGCTGGCTCTCCAGGTACTCGCGGAACACCGAAATGCCGAAATTGGGGTTGGCCTTGGCCAGCACCTTGGGGTCGGTCCAGTCGTCGCCTTCGTCGATAGTCCAGATCCAGCCGAACAGCTCGTCGTCCGGCACGTCGCCGGCGAGCATCTCGATCACCTGGCGGCGCAGGTCGTAGCACGGGCCTTCGATGTCAGAACCGGCGGTGGTGATCACGAACATCAGCGGCTGGCGACGGGCGCCCATGCCGGTGAGCATGGTCTCGTACAGCGCGGCGCTCTGGTGCTCGTGGTATTCGTCGACGATCGCGCAGCTCGGCGAGGCGCCGTCGCCCGGGTTGCCGATCAGCGGCTCGAACCGGCTGCCGTCCAGCGGGCGGTTCATGTTCGAGGCGTTGACCTCGATGCCGGCCGCCTCCATCAGCATGGGCGAGCGCTTGACCATCAGCCGCGCCGGGCGAAACACCTCCCAGGCCTGTTTCTCTGTCGTGGCGCCGGCGTAGACCTCGGCACCGAACTCGTCGTCAGAGGTGAACATGCCAATGCCCACGCCGGCGGCGACCACGCTCTTGCCGTTCTTCCTGGGCACTTCCCAGTAGCTGACGCGGAACCGGCGAAAGCCGGTGTGCTTGCGCACCCAGCCAAACGTCATGGCGAAGCCGAAAAGCTGCCAGGGCTCGAGCGTCACCAGCTGCCGCTTGAATGCCCACTCACCCTTGGTGTGCGGGAGCATCTGCATCAGCCGCAGCTTCTTCTCGGCCTTGGCCGGGTCGAAGCGGTACGGGAACCGGGCGCCCCGGCTCTTGGCCAGGTCGCAGAAGTGCCGCTCAACCGCTTCGTGCACGTACTTGCAGCACGGCACCTTGCCGGCAATGACACGCTTCCCCCACCGAATCGCGGATTCGACGTTGGGGTACTTCGTTGCCATGTGAGCCTGCGGTCAGACGAGATCTGCGAATGGGTTTGCGGCTTTCGCCTTCTTGCCGCCGATCAGGCGTGACCGGCTCGACGGGTCGAGGCCCAGCATCGCGCCGAAGGTGACCATCTGGGACATGGCCTCCTTGGCAGCAGTGAGAGCCGGATTCTTCATCGGGCTGCCCATCGCCGACTCAACAATCGGGCCGTGCTGAACGACCAGTTCTTGAGCGGAACGCCAGTTGGCGTATGCGGTACAGAACGCCTCGACGTTGTGTAGATCGGTAATGCACACGATGTGCTGCGCGAGCAGCTCGGGCACGACGGTCTGCCACATCTGGATGGCCAGCGGCTGCATCCAATCGGGCGGGTCTACGTGCGTTATCTCGGTGAACTTGGGTTCAGCTCTATTGAGCGCCCGCTTACCAGGATTGCCCGCCAGAGCCTTCTTGGCCGTGGGTTTCGGGCGCCGGCCGGATCGCCCTGCAACACCAGGCATGGGCCGAACTCCTGAATTTCATTTTTCGCGGGTATGAAAATTTGGTTCCCCCCGTCGTTCGGGCGGTCTGCAGCTCCAGACTTTTGACCCACCCCCACCCTGCTGACCGCTCAGCCCGCTGCTCGGGCCGCGCTTTCACCCACCAGGCCGATACGCTCGCCAATGCTGTTGTGGCATTCCCGACACAGCGCACGCAGGTTGTCCCAGTCCAGGCCGAGCTCGGGGTGTGTCTTGTATGGTTTGATGTGGTCGGTGATGTCGCTTGCGGCGTTGTCGCAGTGCTCGCACACCGGATGTTTCTTTCGGTAGTAGGCGCTCAGCTTCTTCCAGCGCTCAGTCTTGTAGAACGCGTCCGATTCATCACGCCGCTCGTTGTAGCGCTTGTGCACCGTGCGCTTGGCTGTCTGCCGCTTCTCGGCAGCCAGAGGAGCGTGCCGCGCGCAGTAGTAGTCACCGCGCACCAGCGTGCTGCAGCCTGGCCAGGCGCAGGGCTTTAGGGGGCGGACTGGCATGCCTCAGCGCTCCGTTGGAGGCTGTGAAGCTTCAGCTGCCTTCTCTACGGCCTGCTCGGCCTTCACAGCGGCGCGCTCAGCAGTCTTGGCAGCACGCTCAACCTTAGGGCCAAGCTGATCGGTCAGCAGCTTGTTTTCCGCCAGGAGCTCTCGTATACGCTTCACCCGATCAGCATCTTGCCGCTCGTGCGATTCGATGATCGCTTTGAGCGTCTTCTCATCGCTGTAGGCCTGGAACTGGCCGCCAGCCATAAAGCAGCTGATACCGATCACTACCAGCAGCAACCAGCTGCCGTGGTGATCCCACAAGCGCCGGCCTTTACCCATCCGGCGCTTCAGTTCTTCGTCACTCATGATTGGTCACTCCGCTGCAGCTGCTGCCGCAGGGCCTCGATCTCTCTGGTGAGGTAACTGATCTTCAGCTCCATCTGGGCATTGGCTGCTTTGATGTCACTGAACTCCCGGATCAGGGCGTAGATTTGCTGATTGGCTTGCTCGAGCTGAGACTCGGCTTCCTTTCGAAGGGCTCGCTCTTCGGCAAGCGCATTCATCAGCCGGTCGTTCTCCCGGCTCTCGCCGCGGCGCTCGGCCCAGGCTTTCGGGAAGTAGACGACGGCAGTTACCAAGGCCATGGCGACCCACCCAAGCCAGCCCGAAATAGTGGTGGGCAAGGCTTCGAACATGGGCTTGTCCCGGGCTGGGTGCAGAAACGAAAAGCCCCGCTCATTGGCGGGGCTTCTGTGTGACGATCCTTCATACGTAAGATCGGCAGGATGTGAAAAATAGTGATGGAGCGCTGGCGTTGTGTCAACAGGTATTTATGCGGCCTGCTGGTGCAGCACTCCCTCGGCCAGCAGGATCTCTTCGGCAGCCTTCAGAGCCTCGCCAACCATCTCCTCCAGCACCTTGTGGATGTTGCGCCGCCACTCGCGCCGGGTCGACTCCGGGCGGCCGTCCAGGTCCCATGTGTTCATGTCGTAGAACTCGGCGGGCAGGACGATGATGTCGGCAGAGCGCTTGCCCTCCACGCCGCGAAGCTTGGGGATAGCCCATACCGTCACGGCCTTCGCCTTGAACAGCTGCTTGGATGGAGACGCCACCACCGGTACCAACGCACTGATCGCCTGCACCTTCCGCCCCTTGTGCGTGCTGAACTTCGCCACCAGCGCGTTCCAGTGGCGCGGGATCAGCTGGCTGTGCAGCCGGGCGAACACCCAGCAGTCGGCCTGCATGCGATTCGACCCGGACACGCCCGAACCCACGCGCACTGTGTCCAGGTCAATCAGCTTCTGCCAGGCCTGCTTACTCGTGTTGTCGATGCACTCGGCCGCCAACGCCGACACCACCGCGCTCTGTACGCTTGGATAGATCATCGCCCTTCCCCCTCAACCATCACCACTGTCGGCGCGCTCGCCAGATACGCCTTGATCACCTTCATTGCCTCGCCCATACCCCGGCACACCACGCCCTTGTAGCCCTGCTGCTGGACGTCTTGCAGGAAGTCCCGCTGCGACTGGCTAACCACGGCGCTGTGCGGCGCCGCGGCCTTGAACTCGATGTACAGACCGAAGAACCCGCCCCGAGCCATTGGCAGCACGATGTCGCTCACGCCCGCCTTCACGCCTTGGGCCTTCAGCTTGGCGGCCACGGCCTTAACCCGATGCCCGCCGTTCGGCACGTGGTACGCCAGCGCGGCGGCGACAGGGTGGCGAAGCTGCAGCCAGCGGAACAGGGCGGCCTGCTCCATGCCCTCGTAGTCCACCGATGGCCGCCGGGCGGCTGGCTTGGTGAGCTGCCAATTCTTGATCGGTGCGGCCATGTTCAATCTCCCGAGTAGTGCGAGCCACCCAGGCCGCGCGTGTTGGCTTGCTGGTAGTGCTCGGCATCGCCGGCAATGGTCTTTCGCGCTGGTCGTGGCGCACCGTGCTCGGCGGCGGTCAGGGCCTGGCGCAGGTAGGCGATCGCCTGCTCTGGGCTCATCGCCTCGCCGCCGGTCAGCACCACGCCGGCGCCGTTGCATGCCACGCAGCAGTTCCGATGGAACACGCCGCGGTACTCGCCGGAGCCCTGGCATATCTCGCAGCGCTGGTGGTGCTGCACAACGGATCTCATCAAGCCGCCCTCGATGACACGAAATTCAGATGCTTGATGGCCTCAGCCATGGATTCACCGAATCGCTGAATGCGGATATAGGTGTGCACATTCGGATATTTCTTGTTGGCCGGGTCGTGCCAGAACTTGTACGGCGCCTCTCGATCCATGTTCGCCAGATCTGCGTCGTAGTAACGCTTGAGCTTCGCGTTCACCCCATAGCAGTTCGGGCGCACGTCGACCGGGTAGCCAACACCATCCCACGGATGCACCTCGACAACAGCGCAGCCGCCAATGAAGCCACCAGGGTGATGGCCTATGTAGCCCACTATCTCACCCTTCACCACGTACGGATCGCGACCCAACTGGAGCGCCGGCACAACCGCGCTGGCGGCAGCAGCAATACCGATCAGCTTGAGAAATGAACGTCTGGTAAGCATTTTTCACCCTCCCCACGTAGAAATACCGGAAACGACGCTATCGCCCGCCGCTTCTGGCTTGCAGTCATTTTTAAGAAGTGCAGGAACGGCCACTTTTTGGCCGTGCGCATCGGCAAATCCGCACTCATCGAGGCGGGCATGCCAGCGTTCCAAGGCCTCGCGACGGCGGTCCATTGCGTCGCGGGTCAGGTAGGTCTCGGTGGTCACGCCCAGGGCATGGTTGATCAGCAACTCACCCACCATGTGATCGACGCCGATGTCCGCCAGGCTGGAGCGCATCAGCTTGCGCAGGTCATGGCTCGTCCACTGCCGGCCGCTCACCTCACGCATCAGGGCATGGCCGCTGGTCAGCGCCATGCCGGCGCCACCGCGCACCGGGAACATCCATCCCATCTTCAAGCGTGCAGCAGGCACCGCCTCGCGATACCGGCGAAGCAGGCCGACCACCTGGCTGGTCAGCGGCAGTACATGCTCGCGGCGGCTCTTCGTGTTCGCCTCCGGGATCACCCACACCCGTTCATCCAGCGACACATGGCCCCAGCGCGCGGCCAGCGTCTCGGCGATGCGCGTGCCGTGGGCCAACATCATCAGCGGCAGCATGCCCTTGGCCGGGTCCGCGTTGAACACGCCCACCAGGTGCTGCACCAGCTCGGCCAGGTCGACCCGCGACAACGCTGCCGGCTTCGGCCGCAGCTTGCCCTTGTAGAAATCACGGAAGGTCGTGCCGGCCAGCGGGTTGTTGTCTATGCGCTTCTGCGTCTCGGCCATAGCGAACGCCTGGCGCAGCCCCTGCAGCGCCTTCTGCACCGTGCGCGGCGCCAGCTCCTGGTGCATCGGGAAAACCAGCTGGTCGTCCAGCGTCACCCGGTCCACCTTACGCAGCGCCACCTTGCCCACGCGCGGCAGCACGTGTTTTCGCATCAGGCAGGCCATGCTTGCCCGGTATTTCTCGCTGCGCGTGCGGTCACCCTCGATGCGCGACAGCCACCACTCGACCACATCGCCGAGGGTGCGGAAGCCAGCTTTCTTGGCCATTAGCCGCGCCCCTTAAAACGCCGATCAGCCCAAGACATCGCTGCAGCGGCCGAAAATGCGACTGGCAACATCGCCAGCACGAACTCAACAATTACTGGCAGTCCCAGGCGATTGATCAGCATCCACCATTCAACTATGGCGGCACCACACGCCATCGGCACGAAGGAGATCATCACCAGCAACAGATACTTCCTCATGGCTTCACCCGCGCGGCACGATCCGTCTCGATGGCCTCGGTTGCGCCGAATGCGGTCAGGCAGTACACGAAAGGCACACTCTGGCCCGGGCGAATCACCGCCACCCGGGCATGCTGGTAGCGGCAGCTGAACAGCACGTAGCCATCGGGCGTGCGGTAGCAGTGCTGGCGGTGAGGGACGATGCGGATGCGCAGGAGTTCAGCCATTGATCACCTCGTCACACTTGCGTAGCGCCCTGTCATGGAAAACCAGCCCCATGCATTTGCTTTTCAACGCCAGCCGCCGCGAATTGCCGTATCTGCTACCTCGGAACTGTTCCCAGGTTACGTACCATTGCTTCAGCATCGAGATGCTCACCTCTACTGCGTATTGCATTCGCTGATCACTCATCGCCTAGCCCCCAAAGCCCGCTTCAACCCACCGTCCTGCCGCACCAGCCGGTAATCATTCCCGCGCTGCACCCTGATCACCCGCTTACCCATCTGCTCCACCCGAAAGCCCACCAGCAGCAACTGCTGCAGGGCCTGGGCCTCCGCGGCGGTCATGCCCCACCCCCGCGGGCGCTCGGCCACTTGAACAGCGCCAGGCGGCCGTCGCCCTCACGCAGCCGGTCGACGCAACGGTCGCCCAGGGCACGGTGCAGGCCGTCCAGGTCTAGGTTGGAAATCACCAGGGTGGGTTTCTGCTGCTCGTACCGGCCGTTGATCACCGTGAACAACGTGGCCAGCTCAAACTCGGTCGCCTTCGTCGCCCCGGCCTCGTCGATCACCAGCAGGTGCGGCGCCACCAGTGCCTGGAAGGCATCGGCCTCGCTGTAAGAGGCCGCGTGGTCGTAGCTGCCCTTCACATACTGCAGAATCCCGGTCACCGTGCGGTACACGCCTAGCATCCCGTGGCGGGTCACCACCTCGTGCAAGATGGCGTTCGCCAGGTGCGTCTTGCCCGTGCCCACCGTGCCGAGAAGCATCAGGCAGCGGCCATCTTCGTAGTGCTTCGGGAAGTGGTGCGCATAGCCCCTGCAAATTCGCAACGCGTCCTTCTGCTCAGGCGTCTCCGCGCGGTAAGCATCAAACCGCTTGCCCTGGAAGCGCTTGGGAATCATCGCCTCACCCAGCCGGCGCTCCATCCGCTCACGCACAGCACGGGCGCGCTGCTCGCCCTGCTCCGCTTCGTCGGCCACGCGCCGCGCCTCCTCGGCACAAACCGGGCAACCGCTCGGCGCCGACGACTTGCTGCTGGTGATCGAGGCGTACGCCCCATGGCCCGGCTTGTCACAGCGCGCCAGCTCCTTCGCCACCACACCCAGGGTGCGCTCGAGCGGCGCGATTTCGAGGTTCACAGGCTGGTCAGAACGCATAGCTACCATCCTCCCGCCGGCTAGCGCCCGCGGTGTAATCGAGATCATCGAAATTGGTGTGCTTGCTGGCCGGGTGCTGGTGCACGCTGGCACTGGTCACCTTGTCCGGGAACAGGCCCTGCCAGCCGCCGGCGATCGAGCGGCGAATCACCTCGTCAGGGTTCGGGTGACCAGCGAGCTGCTCAGCCTGGGCCGTGCAGGTGGTCACCTTCAGCGGCTTGCCCTGCTCCTTGCGGCAGGCCACCCACTGCGCCCATACCGCTGGCGTCACGTTCGCCGGGCATGCGCTGAGCGGGTCGAACTTCGCTGGCTTTGTTTCCGGCTTCGGCGCTTCAGGGGGTAAGGGGGTATTGCTTTTAACTCTTCTCTTCTCTTCTCTAGTCGGCTTTTTGTCCGCATCGGAAGCGGACGCAGTGCGGACTTCGCGCTTACGGTCAGCGTCCTGTGCCCGGCGCTTGGCAGACGCCCCGTTATGGGCCTCAAAGCGCGGCAGATCTAGGCTGGAGTCGGCTTGCACCAGCCATCCAACGGCCAGCATCGCTGCCGAAAAGCCAGGCCAGGCGGCCAAGTCATCGAGAGAATCGAGCGAGTAGCCTTCGAGCGATCCGTCCGCCGAGTGCGCATCGAACAGACTCCAAACGGACAGTAATCCGCCTACGATCCGAAACCTGTCCGCATTCAAAGCGGACGCCATGCGGACAACCTTAGGGCTCGTCAGCAGGTCGGTGCGCATCTTGATCCAGTCACCGGCCATGGCTATCACCACGCGCCACGAAACACGCAACGCCAAAACGTGGCGCGCCACGCCCTGTGTTGCGGTAGAAAAGGGAAATGCCCATAATCAGGCCTCTGTTGTTGTGTTGCATGGAGCCCGGTCTAGCCACCGGGCTTTTTATTGCCCGCGATCCGGGCACTGTATAAATCCCCATCCCTTCCAGCCGTCTGCCGCCCTGGGCGGTGCGGCGGTAGGATGCGAATCGTGGTCAGGCGGCCCGCGGCTTAGGCCGAGCGTTATCACGCAGCCATTCAACGGCGAAGCCCTCGCCGCGCTGCGCAGCGGCATTCGCCAGCACCTGGGCGTAGTTCGTTTCACCGGTGTAATCAGTGCGCGGCAGGAACTCATTGGCCAGCCACTTATCAACAGCCTGCCGGCTGATGCCGCAGGCTTTCGCAGCACTCACTGGGCCGCCGGCAGCCGCAACCGCATCAGCAATGGCACTCATAACAACGCCCTCAATATCAACTTGCGGTTGATCTTAACATCAAATGACTGTTTATCAACTCACGTGTCACCATCAACCTATGGTTGATATCGAAAACATCCGCGAACAATTCGCCGCGCGCCTCAATGAGGCCCTGAATGACCACCCCGACCTGACGCGGGAGTCGCACGGGCGAAATATTGATTTGAAGAAAGGTCTCGAAGGCGTTGGCCTGGTAACCACCACACAAGCCACCAGTAAGTGGCTGCGTGGCGAATCCATGCCCAAGAAAGACAACATGCTCACGCTCGCCGAGTGGCTTGGCGTGCGGGCTGAGTGGCTCGAATACGGCGTGCTGCCCAAACGCCAGCAAGACGCTTGGGTATTGCGCGAGCAGGCGCACACCTATGGCTCAGCAACGGCAATGGATAGCAATATTCAGGGCGAGCGCATCGAGGTCAGGACAAGGAGTGTCCCAGTGGTAGGCAAGGCAATGCTTGGAGTTGAGGGCTACTTCGAAGCGCTCGACTACCCGACCGGCCACGGTGAGGGCGTGCTGAACGTCACCAGCCGCGACGAAAACGCATACGGCTTGCGGGTTGTGGGCCACAGCATGGCGCCGCGCATCAAGCATAACGAGTTCGTATTGATCGAGCCCAATCACTCCTTCGGCCCTGGTGATGAGGTGCTGGTTAAGACAGTGGCTGGCCAATCCATGATCAAGGCGTATGCCTATCTCAAGGATGGCCAGTATCGCTTCGAAAGCATCAATGCCGAGTACGCACCTGTGATCCTGGATGAACAGCAGGTGGAATCAATCCAGTACGTAGGCGCGATCGTCAAGGGCTCGATGTTTCAGATGAGCGAATAACGCTCATCCACCGTAGCTGCCTTCCATCTGCCACACGCAGCCGCCGATGAAGTACACGTAGGCCACATTCGAGCGCCATCGGTATACCCATTGGATCGGGTCACCGGAGCCGTTTACTCGCGTTGGGGCGCCCCATGACCGCTGGACATCACCCATCGTCATGCCTGGCTCAACACCACGAGCAATCGTAATGCTCCGCATTGTCGTGCTGCTGTAGCTCTTGCAGTAGCTCGGCTCGCGATACGCAGGCATAGCAGGCACCTGTGCGGCTCGGCTCTGCTCTTGCTGTTGCCAGATACGCTGCTGCTCCTTCGAGACACCGAGCGTCCCGCCGATCTTGTTGGGCTTGATTTCGACCTTATCCGCCTCGTTGGCGAGCGCGCCGCCGCACGGAACCTTTGAGAACGAGACCCGGCCCGTCGAATCGGTGCATTTGTAAACGTCCGCCATCGCGCTCCCACTGAGCGCCAGCAGCACCAGAATCCATCGCATCGCAAACCCTCCCTGTGAACCGCCAAGGCTATATGCCTGTACGGCCACAATCAAAAACATCAACTATCGGTTGACATAACTCAACCTGTAGTTGATATTTGAGCCATCGAAGCAGCACACCGCTCCGAACCGCTCTTTAACAACCAGCGCCATGAACAGCTAGCCGGGCAACCGGCGAGGCAGCCCCGGCCATCACCTGTGGGGCGACAGAAAGTCAGGTGAGCAACACACCGCAGCGCGCGCCAGCGACCGGCGTATTGCAGCAGAGCCAACAGAGGGGCCGAGCCGCAAACGAGGTGCAGACCGAACCGCGCGAATGACCTGGCAGCGCTGCGCAGCAACACCCGATTTCACTGGCTGGCCTTGGCGACAGGGCCAGACGGGAAATCAACCAGGAGTAAGAGAAATGAAATGCCCGATATGCAATGGCGAGAAGCTGAACAATGAGCGCTGCTGGTGTGTTGACGAGCATCACCAGGAAGGATCGAAAGTTGACGTGCAGTTCCCTGATGGATGGCACTCAGGGTTTGTCGTAGACGGCCCGGTTGCAGCCAATGATCGTCAGTATCGCGTCCATGTTATTGCGCCAAATGGCGAGCGCATGCTTGACCTTGCGCCTGAATACGTCAGGCCTACTCAACGGTGAGTAGGTCGCAGGCCGACCTGCCCGAACGACCTGACAGCGCTGCGCAGCAACACCCGATTTCACTTTCTGGCCTTGGCGACAGGGCCAGACGGGAAGTCAACAAGGAGAACCGAAATGGCACTCGATCACGGAGTTTTGAATATTCCGCTGAGCAAGCGCGGCAACATCGACGCAGAGATTGACCGTTACAAGGCCACTGAGGCGGCCAACAAGAAGAAGGCGCACAAGGCATTCAAGGTTGAGCGTGACGAGCTTCGCGCCGCTGCAAAAGCTGCCGTTTCTGAGCTGCCAGACGACTGGTTTGCGTGGCACGCCAAACGCCTGGGAGTCACCAAGGCAAAACTGCGCAGCCACGTAAAGAGCGAGGCTCACTGGAACTCAGGCAACGCCCTCAAAATGATCCGCGGCGCCAGTGATCTCTATCGCGCTCACCTCGCCAAGGCCGACAAACCGGAAGCCTGAACCAACCGCAACCGCATAGGCCAGCCCCCAGGCCTGCGCTATTCAAGCAGGGTTTGGTCACCCGCGCTTGGCGCCTGGGCCAATGTGGTTACCCAAGGAAGAACCATGGAAAACACCATCACCGTACCGGGCTGGCGTGGCCGCCTGAATGCAGGCCTGCCACCGCGCCAGCTCGAAGCCGTGCTGCTGGCCGCCACGGACAAAACCGCCAAGGAAATCGCCCGCGCCATGACCATCAGCCCCGACGGCGCGCGCCAGCTGCTCGACGCCGCCCGCTTCAAGCTCGGCATGCAGCGCACCACCCGCGGCACGGTGCTCGAAGCCTGGAAGCGCGGAATCATCGCCCCGCTCGCCATCGCCCTGCTGCTGGGCAGCGGCCACCATCAACCCACCAACCCCATCCGCCGCCCCACCGCGCCGCGCAGCACCTACCAGGTGCGCGTGGCCCGCAAAGTGGACGAGCTGGCGTTCGTTTCCTGAGGCAAGGAGATGGTCATGAACCTGACCCCGAAACAGCAAGCGGTTATCGATGAGCTCCGCAAGATCGGGCGACACAACGCGCTCATGTACCGAGATAGTTGCCCGCACCTCTATCAGGAGAACCTGGCGTATCTGGCGAAAGGCGATCCGGCATGTGTGTTCCGCATGGGCGGCCTCACGTTCCAGATAGCAGTTCGTCTGAAAACGACCGCTGGCAGCGTGCTCGCCGTGTTCAAGTCCCTGGAGAAAAAGGGGCTAGTCATTCGAGAGACGCGTGATCCTTGGTACAAGCGGCCTCTGTACTGGTGGCCGGTCGGCTTCGCTGAACAACTTCACTCCGAGCTGAACGATCAAGACGGTGGAGAGCAACCATGACCCCAACCCTGCACCCCATCGCCCAAGCCCTCGAATCCCTCCACCCCCTCCTACGCGCCACCCACTACGTCCTCGACCTCGAAACCCTCGGCAAAGGCCCCAACGCCGCCATCGCCACCATCGGCTGCGTGCGCATCGAGAACGGCGTGATCGGCGACGACCTCTACATCCGCGTCGACGTAGACAGCGCCATCGGCTTCGGCGGCGAAACCGACGCCAGCACCATCGACTTCTGGCTCAGGCAGAGCGAAGAAGCGCAGCGCGAGATCAACCACGGCTTCAACCGCGTAAAGATCAACAACGCGCTCATCCAGCTGGCCGACTTCATCGACAGGCCCGCCGCCATCTACGGCGAATCCTACGTGTGGGGCAACGGCGCCACCTTCGACAACGTCATCATCAGCACCGCATTCCGGCGCGCCCACGTGCGGCGCCCTTGGCAGAACCGGAACGACCGCGACCTGCGCACCATCACCGACCTCTACCCCGAGGCCAAGAAAAGCGTGCCGTTCGTGGGCCTCAAGCACCACGCCCTCGACGACGCCCTGCACGAAGCCCGCATCCTCGTCGCCGCCCTCAAGCTGCACATCGCAAGGAGCCCAGAATGAACGCATTCGAACGCGCCCGCGCCACCCTCGACGCCATCCCCGCTCTCCTGCGCCGCAGCGCCGAGGCCCGCAAGCAGACGCAGCAGCGCATCGCTATCAAGCCCCGCGCCACCCAGCTGATCGCCACCGGCAGCGGCATGGTGCGCGTCGTCGACGCCGACACCGGCCGCGTGCTCGGCTTCCGCGAAACCATCAAGGAAGCCCGCTGGCTGCAGCAGCAGCTCGAAGGCTCCCAACCCCTGGAGGCCTGACCATGATCGACGCACCCAACCTGCAGCCCCGCTCCCAACAAAGCGCCGAGCTCGCCGCCCTCATGGCCACCTACGAGCGCCAGCACGGCCCCGTGCAAACGCTGCCCATCGTCACCGCCGGCAACAAGCAACTGCCCTTCGTCATCACCAGCCCCGGCAAGCCCAAGGCCAAACCCAGCCGCGCCCTGCGCCAGCGGGATCACAAGCACGCCGAGCTCAACACCGCCAAGAAGCGCAAGGCCGCCGAACGGCTGGAAATCCTGCACCGCATGGCACCCGCCGGCGCCAGCATCAACGAGATGTGCGACGCCACCGGCCTGAGCGCCAAGACCGTGATGGACCGCCTGCGCGACCACCGCATCAAGCGCGGGCCGAAGATGGACCTGAGCGCGTAGCCCACTCCCACGCCCCGCCGGCAAGGAAATCGCCATGATTGAACCAACCGAGAAACAGCTGTGGCTGCTTTGGCACACCCTGGGCCTGAGCCCGAACTGCCGAACCAGCAACCGCAACTACTTCGTCACCAGCCCAGGCTACGACGACGCCGATAACTTCGACCTTCTGGTTGATGCCGGCTTCGCCACTCGCTCCAAGGCGCCGGCCTTCTGTGACGCGAACGACGTGGTTTACCGCGCCACGGCCGAAGGCAAACAGCTCGCCCTGGCCAAGCTTCCGGCTCCGCCGCCACCGGCAAAGCGCACCAACTTCGATGCCTATCTTGATGAGTGCGAGTGCTATGAAGGCTTCGCCCACTTCCTGGGCATCAACATGCCGCGGTACCAGCAGCGCGGAGATTGGGGTGCACGGGAATACCGCATGGTTCGATACCCGCGCGGCAGCTCGTACCGCGGGTACAGCCGCGACTACAACTTCGCGCAGTGGTCGCCATATGAAACGCTTGAAGTCGCCGGCGAATGGGCGCCGACCATGAAGGAAGCCAAGGCCAGCTACAAGCAGGCGCTGGCCGAGTATCGCGCCAGAGGCCGAGAGAACCGGGAGGCAGCGTAATGCCCCAATCACAACAGGAACGAGACGCCAAGGCCGAAGCCAAGCGCAAAAAGTGGGACGAGAAAGAGCTGCGCCACCGCGTGCGCGCCGGCCTCAACGCCAAGCTCGCCGAGCTCATGGCCTGGCACGGCATCACCGAACAGGCCGAAGCCGTGCAACTGCTCATCCTCAACGCCCACGCCCTGGGCCCGGAAGCATCCGCCACCGCCATCGCCCTGCCGCGCCACGAAGTCCACATTACGGAAAACGTGGCGCGCAACTTCCACCAGAAGTCCATCGCCCAGATCCAGCGCCAGCCCATCGAGGAAGGCGACCAGATCATCGCGCCAACCCACTGATCACCTGCAGGCGAATCCGGGGCCAGGAATGGCCAGGCCAGATGCGTGCTGGGAAGCGCCAGCCGCCTGCACCCTAATCACCACCGAGGAAACAGCATGAAACCTGAAATGGTCACCGTGAAGGTCGGCGAGATCACCCTCAGCGCGCCCTCACAGCTTGTCATCGCCGCCCTGATGGCCGCAGCCATGGGCAATGTCGAAGCCCCAACCGTCAGCCCGCCGCAGGTAACCGCGAAAGTGCCGGCAATCGGCGAATACTGGCCTGACCAGGGCGGCTACAACGCCGGGCTGATCGCAGCCACCAACGAAGTGCCAGCGCACTACCTAATCGTCGCCACCAAGGATATCGGCGACCACGCCTGGGGCGGCCGCGGCAAAGAGTCAGCCGCCACCAGCAAGCTGGACGGCCTGGCGAACACCGAGGCGCTGGTGAAGGCTGGCGAGCATGATGCGGCCAGCGCCGCAGCGAGTCATGAGGCCGACGGCTTCAGCGACTTCTACCTGCCAGCCGCCGGCGAGCTTTACCACTGCTGGCTGCACGTGGCCGAGCTGTTCAACAAGGACTGCGCCTACTGGTCAAGCACGCAGCGCTCCGCCATCAACGCGTTCTACATGGGCTTCGGTGCTGGCGATCAGAGCTTCACCGGCAAGGACAACCAGCTCCGCGTCCGCCCCGTCCGCAGATTCTTCATTTAATCCTTCATTCATTCGACCCAAGGGCGCGTCAGCGCCTTTTTTGTTGCCTTCAGAAAGGAGCAGCACATGAACGCAGTTCAGAACGTGGCAACCCTCCCGGCAATCGGCCAGCCATACGGCGGCGGCTTCGTTACCGGCATCACTCGTGACCCGGAGACCGGCAAGCGCTACCTCAACATCACCGCCGGCGCCGAGCATGAGTTGGTCGGAGCCTGGGGCGAATACGGCCAGAAGGTCGAAGGCGCCAGCAGCTTCACCAACAGCCGCGCCAACACCGAAGCGATGGCAGCCGCAGGCAGCGACCTGGCGCAACGTGTGCTGGCACTGAGCATCGGCGGCTTCAATGGCTGGGCGATCCCGGCGCGCGATGTGCAGGAGCTGCAGTACCGCCACTTCAAGCCGACCACCGAAGAGAACTGGCAGTACAACCGATCAGGCGACAACCCCAACAGCGAGCCAGTCGGCCAGCTGTACAGCGAAGAAGATCCAGCGCAGACCGTGCACCAGGATTTCCGCGAAGGTGAGGCCGAGGCCTTTCAAGACCGGGCGTACTGGTCCAGCACGCAGCGCTCCGCCTACCTCGCATTCTTCATGGGCTTCGATGATGGCATTCAGCTCGACCTCGTCAAGTACATCCAGCTCCGCGTCCGCCCCGTCCGCAGCGAATTAATTGATTAATTCGTTTATTTAATTCCGGCCGCTTGCGGCCGGCGCCTCAAGGAAGAAGCCGATGGCAATGCACACCGCCCTACCCATCCACAAAGTGGCCTTTGATCTGCTGAGCCTGTCGACGGACATCACGCGCAACATCCCGCGTGACCTGAAGGCAGGGCTCGGCGCCAAGGTTCGAGACGAATGCATCGAAGTCATGGTGCTGATCGCCCGGGCCAACGCAGCCCGGGAAAAACGTCAGCACCTGGGCGAGATGGTCGAGCGTGTGCAGGTGATCGAGTTCCTGCTCCGGCTCTTCAAGGAGAAGCGCTTCATCAGCGTGCCACAGCACGCGGCCGCCATCGAGCTGACAGCCTCCATTGGCAAACAGGCCAACGCCTGGAAACGCAGCACAGCATCCGCGCCCGCTTCCTGAAGGCTATGGCCCTCAGGACTGTGCGACTTGAATCTGGTCGTGCCGCTGGCCAGCTGGCCACCGCCATGCGCAGCAGAGATACCGCCGGTCTAAAGCGTCCGCGTAGGTCTCGCGCAGTTACCAGGCTGAGCAATCGGCCTGGCGACGTATATAGCACGATTGGTCGCAGCGCTCCGCCAACAACGCATTCAACATGAACTTCGATGATGGCAATCAGAACAACAACGACAAGAACAACCAGCTCCGCGTCCGCCCCGTCCGCAGATTCGAATGGTGCTCCCTACCCCTTCAGCGCCCTGGTACAGGCCTACTACGATTGCCGGCGCTCCAAGCGCAACAGCGCCAGCGCGCTGGCATTCGAGCAGAACCTGGAACGGAACCTGATGCAACTCCACCGCGACCTGCTCACTGGCCGATACCAGCCAGGCCGCTCCATCTGCTTCGTCGTCACCCGGCCCAAGCACCGCGAGGTGTGGGCCGCCGAGTTTCGCGACCGCATCGTGCACCACCTGCTCTACAACCACATCGGCCCAAGCATAGAGCGCAGCTTCATCGCCGACAGCTGCGCCTGCATCCCCGGTCGCGGAACGCTGTACGCAGGCCGGCGGCTCGAGGCGAAGGTGCGCAGCGCCAGCCAGAACTGGGCGAAGCCCTGCTGGTACCTCAAATGCGACCTGGCCAACTTCTTCGTCGCCATCGACAAGCACGTGCTGTGGCAGCAACTGGCACCGCGCATCACCGAACCCTGGTGGCGAGCACTCGCCCACCAGGTGCTGATGCACGACCCGCGCGAGAACTACGAAACACGCAGCCCGGCGCACCTCTTCAACAAGGTGCCCCAGTACAAGCGGCTGGCGGTGCAGCCAGCCCGCAAAGGCCTGCCGATCGGCAATCTGTCGTCGCAGTTCTTCGCCAATGTCTACCTGGATGCGCTCGACCAGTTCTGCAAGCACACGTTGGGCGTCAAGCACTACATCCGTTACGTCGACGACTTCGTGCTGCTTCACGAGTCACCGCAACAGCTCAACGAATGGCTGGAGCAGATCAACGCCTTCCTGCCCGCACTGGGCGCAAGGTTGAACCCCAATAAGACGATCCTGCAGCCAGTAGACCGGGGTATCGACTTCGTCGGCCACGTCATCAAGCCCTGGCGTCGCACCACCCGCAAGCGCTCCGTCGCCCAGGCCCTTAAGCGCACCGCACAGGCGCCCGGCGAACAACTGCGCGAAACCGCCAACAGCTACTTCGGCCTGCTCACCCAGGCCAGCCATAGCCACAAAGATCGGGCAGCGCTCGCCAACCTAATTCTCAAGCGCGGCCATGCCGTCAACGGCGCGCTGACAAAGAGCTATCCGAAGAAGTATACCGACCAATGCAGGGAGCACCCCATGCCCATCACCGCACCCGTGATCCGTTACCACGGCTCCAAATTTCGCTTGGCGCCCTGGGTAATCGAACACCTGCCGCAACACACCTGCTACGTCGAGCCATTCGGCGGCGCTGGTGGCGTGCTCATGCAGAAGTCCCGCGCATACGCCGAGGTGTACAATGACCTCGACGGGGACATCGTCAACCTCTTCCGCGTGCTGCAGGGCGAAGCAACGCGAGCGGCATTGTTCCAAGCGCTAACGCTGACACCCTACGCCCGCGCGGAATTCGAGCTCGCATGGGAAGCAGTTGAAGAGCCAGTCGAACGTGCACGCCGCACGATCATCCGAGCGCAGATGGGCTTCGGCTCCGCCGGCGCCACCAAGGGCAAGACCGGTTTCCGCATCGACACCAAGCGTGAATACGGAACAGCCCAAGCGCTATGGGCGGATTACCCCGATTCGATCGCCGAGATTGGCCAGAGGCTCAGTGGCGTGCTGATCGAGAACAGGCCCGCGATCGAAGTGATTCGCGCCCACGATGCCCGGAACACGCTTCACTACGTCGACCCACCCTACATGCACGACACGCGATACCTGGGTGCTAAGCACGGCCGCTATTACCGGCACGAGATGACAGACGCGCAGCACGCCGAGCTGCTTGCCGCGCTGCTCGAGCTGGAAGGAATGGTGGTCATATCCGGCTACCCGTGCGAGCTGTACGACAGCATGCTGGCGGGCTGGGACCGGCGCGAAACATCGGCCCGCATCTCTGCCGGCCGAGGAACCGCGACTCGCACCGAATGCATCTGGCTGAGCCCCGCATGCCAACTCCGTAGCAGCCAGCTTGGCCTGTTCAGCGCCAGCGCCTGACAAATGGAGGACACCCCATGAAACGCAAACCCAACAACCCGCGCGCCCGGGTTGAGCGCGCCATGCGCGGCCTGCTGCGCATGCACCGGGCCTGCATCGTCGACGCCAGCGTGCCCGAGGTGCAGGTCATGCTGCATTACAAGACCTGCCGCCAGATCATCAGCAAGCCGGTGGCCGATGCCCTCTGCGACATCGCTCACCACTGGACGGTGTACATGTCCGCCATCTGCCAGGACGGCGGCCGGCAGTGGGCCAAGTCGGTCGAGTACGAGCTCGACGGCATCCACATCATCACCCGGCTGACCGACCTGTTCGAGCAGCCCATCGCCGACCTCATCGCTTCCTGCAACCCAAAGCACGTCATCGGCCACGCATGGATAGCCATACCTGACAGCGTGGCGTTGACCGAGGAGCAGGCCGACCGAATATATGAGTCCGGCGGCGCGTGGCGCCAGCAGGCGGCGGCGTAACCGCGAACTGTGATACCGCTCAGCGCCTGCGCCGAACGAAAGCTACAGAATGTGTCAGATAGCTGTCACCCTAAGGAAAGCCACCATGTCGAACCCCGGATTCAACTCACGCACCGCCGACAAATTCGTCGTCCGCCTGCCCGACGGCATGCGCAAGGCCATCGAAGACCTGGCCGGCCGTAACTTCAGCAGCATGAACACCGAAATCATCCGCGCCATCGAGTCCCACCTCGAAGGCCAGGCCCGCCAGAAGATCCTGCTCGACGCCCTGCAGGCCCAGCTGCCTGCCGGCCAGGTGCCAGCCCGACAGCAGCCCCAGCAGCAGTCCGAGGTCGACTACCTCGACGGCCTGAAAACCGGCACCCGCTGAGCGCCAGACGAACAGCCCTCGACGCCCTGCCGAAACCGAACCTAGAATACTGTTCATCCATACAGTTATTTATGGTTCGGCCATGCAATACGAAGTGCTCCCCCTCTTCGAGCGCGGTAAGCGCAAACCCAAGAAGGCTTTCAGCAGCGAGCCGCGCATCAGCGCCTGCGTGCAGATGAACAAATCGCTGCAAACGCCTCTGGGCCGGGAATCCAGAGTTGCCCACGCCTACACAGGCCCGGGCGTCTCCGAACTGCCAGAACTCTACGAAGCGCACGTCGACGGCATCGCCGTGCTCGCCTTCACCATCGAAGGCGTCGAGTTCATAGACGGCCAGATGTACCAGCAGGCCTGGCACTGCCGCCTGCCGGAACACAAGATCCAGGTGCCCTGGCATCTCTGCCCCCGCGGCCCGCTGGACGAGTTGCTGTAACCGCTAACGCCCCTCCCAAACCATTCCACCCAATCACTGCCGCACCGGCGGCGAGGTGAACCTATGCCTGCAAAAAACCCGAGCCACCTGGCGCAGCTGATCGCCAACGACGGCCACGCCGCCAGCTTCCAGAGCCTGGGGCAGTATCGATCGGCGCTGCTGAAGGAGATCTCCCAGGCCAGCGCCGCGCCTGAGCAGGATGCAGTGGCGTGGGCTATCTGCCACCGCCCTGGCAAGGTAGATGAACTGAGCGCCACCTATGCAAACAGGCGCGCAGCGCAGGCGCATGTGGATGGGTATCGGGGCGATGGTTCGCCTGAGCTTCACATCACGGATTTGTATACGCACCCCAGCGCCGAGATTGAGCAGCTGCGGGCTGAAAATTCCAGGCTTCGCGACGCTTTGAAGTTCTATGCCGACAGCGAGCACTACCACTTCGAAAGTGACAACTGGGATTCGGTGAGCGGAGAGCCATCGAACATCCTTTGGCACAGCGAAGACCCTGACTTCGTCGAAGACGGTGAGGTTGCACGCGCCGCACTATCCGCCCAGCCTTCCGAGGATCAGAGCGGTGAGTAAGTACCGGATAATCCACATAAAGACGGATGGTATCGATCCCTGCTGCTGGCAGGCCCAAGAACGTATTTGGCTGTTCTTCTGGCGGAATATGTGTGGGGCAACCGCAAGCGCGACTACGCAGGGAGACCACATCCTGTTGCACATCATGAAGAGAGCGAGATGACCCGCCCCACCTACTGCCGCGGCACCGGCCTCAAAGTTGCCGAGTTCCCCTGCCTACGCTGCACCCCTCCCGCCAAGCCCTGACCCAATGCCAACCAACCGACTGCCGGCAACGCCGGCGGTGAGGATTCGTCATGCCTATGCACCTGATCTACATCGCCGGACCGTACCGCGGGCCGGACCGGGTAGCCATTACCAGCAACATCGCCAACGCCCGGGCCGTCGCCGTTCAGGCCGCAGCCCAAGGCTGGTTCCCGGTGTGCCCGCACCTCAACACCGCCCACATGGAAGAACAGCTCGACCACGCCGACGACTTCTGGCTGGCCGGCACCATGCTCCTCATGGAGAAATGCGCCGCCGTCGTCCTGGTGCCCGGCTGGCAGAACAGCACAGGCACCCTCGCCGAAGTCGCCCGCGCCAAGCAACTCGGCATCCCCGTCTTCACCAACCACAAATTCCTGCCCGACGCGGACGAGTTCCGCGCGCCAGCAGCCACCAACCAACCAGCCATGGCAGCCCAGGCCTGAGGAGTCGCTATGTCAGCAATCAAGGAAAGACCCATCCTGTTCAGCGGCCCCATGGTTCGCGCCATCCTCGATGGCCGGAAGACGGTCACGCGGCGAGCGGTGAAGGGCCTGCAGATACCGAAGGAAGATCCTTCAATGGGCGAGACCCGGCACCGCTGGAGCGCTGTAGGTCAACGTGACCCGCGCTATGGATTCTGCGTATTTGGCGAGACCGAAGAGGCTTGCGCAATGGAGCTCGGCGAGTTCGGTGCTTGCCCATATGGGCATCGCGGCGACCGGCTGTGGGTGCGGGAGGCTTGGTCAGACGTGAACATGTGTGGTGCGCCTGCTCTGGCCTATCGCGCTGATGAAGATGTCCGTGACCTCATGGGGGAAGAGCTCTTTCTCGATGATGATGGTGCTTTCAACTACCAGGATAAGCGCTGGAACAAGTACCCCTTCTGCGACTGGTATGCCGACCTACATTTGGTTCGCTGGCGCCCCAGCATCCACATGCCTCGCTGGGCCTGCCGCATCCTGCTGGAGATTACCAGCGTCCGCGTCGAGCGCCTGCAGGACATCAGCGGCGACCAAGCCGAAGCCGAGGGCGTTGATTCGGCCATGTGCAGGCAGTTCCTCGAAACCTCGCCCAGCAGGCATGAATGCAAGGAGGCCGTAATCCACGGCTTCGCCGGGCTATGGGCGTCCCTCAACGGCGATGACTCGTGGCACGCAAACCCATGGGTCTGGGTCGTCGAGTTCAAACGCATCGAACAATAACCCCACTCCCCGGCAACGGCCGGGATCGAGGTGAACATGTCCGCCGTCCAGATATCGGAGCCGCTCGACAAGCTCTCCGAAAAGCAAATGGCCGAGTACCTCGGCACCACCCCGCGCGCGCTCGAGGCGAAGCGCGCCCGCAAGCAGATCCCGGAGGGGGTCTGGAAGAAGATCGGCAGCCGTATTTTCTACAGCATCAGGAGGTACAACGAATGGCAAGAAAGCCTGTGGCACTGCCCGCCGGAGTTGAAATTAGGAGCGGCGCCATCCGCATCCGCTTCAGCTGGAACGGTAAGCGCTGCTCAGAAACCCTCACGTACCCCGCCACGCAAACGGGCGTCAGCGCTGCATCCCGTCTTCGCGATCAAGTAATCCAGCTGATCAAGCTCGGCATGTTCGACGAACTGAAATACGCCGAGCTCTTCCCCAACTCCGCAAACGCAATCGCCAGCGTAAGCCGCGGATTCGGCCAGTACGCGCAGATCTGGCTCGACAGCCGCACCCTCGCTGAAGGAACCCGAGACAACTACAAGTCGATACTCAACGTGTGGTGGATGCCCTACCTCGCCACCACGCCGCTGGCCAGCCTGACGCCAGCGCTCATGCGCGAACTGCTGGTACAGATGCCATGGACCAGCAACGGTGTCAAAGCCAACGCCATGACCAAGATCAGCACGATACTCGACGCGGCGGTCGCCGACAGGCTGATCAGCATCAATCCGATGCTCGAGCTGGAAAAGCCTGAGCGTGAAAGCAAGAAGATCGATCCTTTCTCCCAGGCAGAAGCAGACCAGATCATCGCCGCCCTCTACGCGGTCGAGCACTGGCCGTCGAGGATATTCGGCGCTTTCTTCGAGTTCGCGTATTACACCGGCATGCGGCTTGGTGAGATCGCCGCGCTACGCTGGAGTGAGGTCGACATGCAGAAGCGTGTCGCGCTGGTCTGCCGGGTGGTGGCCAAGAAGAAGATCGTCGAGCGAACCAAGACCAAGAACGATCGCTATGTGCTTCTCAACGACCGAGCCATCCATGCGCTCGAGTACGCCCAGGGCTACATCGAGCGCCGGCTTCAGGGCGATGGGCGGATCGAGGAATTCCCGTTCTGCTTCCCGCCCAGCAAGGGCCAGGTGTACATCCATCAGACGAGTGACCTGCATCATCAGTGGCGGCCCACCTTGAAAGCGCTGGGTATTCGCTACCGTCCTCCGTACAATGCGCGCCACACGTACGCAACCATGTGCCTGATGGCGGGAATGGCCCCGGCCTTCATATCCAAGCAATTGGGCAACTCGGTGCAGATTCTGCTTTCTCGCTATGCTAGATGGATCGATGGCGAAGGTGATTGGGCAGAGATGAGCAAACTAAAGCTTGCCCCAAATCTGCCCCAATCCTAAATCCACACCTTTGAAATACGCGAGATAGAGCACTTTGATTTCCACCGCTAACATCACCATGCAGTTCGGCGCCAAACCGCTGTTCGAGAACGTTTCCGTCAAGTTCAACAACGGCAACCGCTATGGCCTGATCGGCGCCAACGGCTGCGGCAAGTCGACCTTCATGAAGATTCTCGGTGGCGACCTCGAGCCATCCGGCGGCCAGGTGATGCTCGAGCCGAACGTGCGCCTGGGCAAGCTGCGCCAGGATCAGTTCGCCTACGAAGAATTCAACGTGATCGACACGGTCATCATGGGCCACGAGGAGCTGTGGAAGGTCAAGGCCGAGCGCGACCGCATCTACTCGCTGCCGGAAATGAGCGAAGAAGACGGCATGAAAGTCGGCGAGCTCGAGGGCGAGTTCGCCGAGATGGACGGCTACACCGCCGAATCCCGTGCTGGCGAGCTGTTGCTCGGCCTGGGTATTCCGCTGGAACAACATTTCGGCCCGATGAGCGAAGTCTCACCCGGCTGGAAGCTGCGCGTATTGCTGGCCCAGGCGCTGTTCTCCGATCCGGACGTATTACTGCTCGACGAGCCGACCAACCACCTCGACATCAATACCATCCGCTGGCTGGAAACGATCCTCACGGCGCGTAACAGCACCATGATCATCATTTCCCACGACCGTCACTTCCTGAACTCGGTCTGCACCCACATGGCCGACCTGGATTACGGTGAGCTGCGTCTGTTCCCGGGCAACTACGACGAGTACATGACCGCCGCGACCCAGTCGCGCGAGCAACTGCTGGCCGACAACGCCAAGAAGAAGGCGCAGATCTCCGAGCTGCAGAGCTTCGTCAGCCGCTTCTCGGCGAACGCCTCGAAAGCCAAGCAGGCGACCAGCCGCGCCAAGCAGATCGACAAGATCCAGCTGGCCGAGGTCAAGCCGTCGAGCCGCGTCAGCCCGTTCATTCGCTTCGAGCAGACCAAGAAGCTGCACCGCCAGGCCGTGACCATCGAGAAGCTCAGCAAGGCATTCGATGACAAGGTGCTGTTCAAGAACTTCAGTTTCACCGTCGAAGCTGGCGAGCGCGTGGCGATCATCGGCCCCAACGGGATCGGCAAGACCACCCTGCTGCGCACCCTGGTTGGCGAGATGAAACCGGATGCCGGTGCGGTGAAATGGACCGAGAGCGCCGAGGTCGGCTACTACGCCCAGGATCACGCCCACGACTTCGAGGACGACGTGAGCCTGTTCGACTGGATGGGCCAATGGACCACCGGTGAGCAGGTCATCCGTGGCACCCTGGGCCGCATGCTGTTCTCCAACGACGAGATTCTCAAGTCGGTGAAGGTCATCTCCGGGGGTGAACAGGGGCGCATGCTGTTCGGCAAGCTGATCCTGCAGAAACCCAATGTACTGGTGATGGACGAACCAACCAACCACCTGGACATGGAATCCATCGAAGCGCTCAACCTGGCGCTGGAAAACTACCCGGGCACGTTGATCTTCGTCAGCCACGACCGCGAGTTCGTCGGTTCCCTGGCCACGCGCATCATCGAACTGTCGGACAACGGTGTGACTGACTTCAGCGGCACCTACGACGACTACCTGCGCAGCCAGGGCATCATCGTCTGA